ATATCTATACAAGCAACCTCAAGTATCAGATTATGCTTGACTCCATACAAGGGCGTGGTCCTGGGATGGCTTTTATACCTTATTGCAGTCTACCCGAACTAGAAGCATGTATGGAAGTCTGGGGATTCATGGAGATGATTCACAGTCGCTCTTACACCTACATCATCAAGAACATTTATTCAGATCCTTCCGAGGTATTTGATAAGATCGTCACTGATCCTCGCATTCTAGAACGTGCTGCAAGTGTTACTGGAGCATATGATGATTTTATTAACTCTGCTCATACCTATGATAATGGCACTATGTGGGAACTTGCCACTGAAGGTCATTATGCAGGAACACTTGAGCGTCGTGAATTAAAGCGCAAACTTTACAGAGCAGTTGCTAATGTCAACATACTGGAAGGTATTCGTTTTTATGTTTCTTTCGCTTGCAGTTTTGCATTTGGTGAACTCAAACTTATGGAGGGATCCGCTAAGATCATCTCCCTTATTGCAAGAGACGAGAACCAACACTTGGCAATCACTCAAAACATTCTGAACAAGTGGAAGCAGGGTGATGATCCTGAGATGAAACAGATCATGAAAGAAGAAGAGGAGTGGACGTATGCAATGTTTGATCGTGCTGTAAATGAAGAGAAGCGTTGGGCAGATTACTTGTTCCAAGATGGTTCAATGATTGGTCTCAACGACAAACTTCTTCAGCAGTATGTTGAATGGATTGCAAATCGTCGCCTTAAGGGTATTGGACTCAAACCAGTTTATGATATTGCTGCTAAGAATAATCCCCTCCCTTGGACACAACACTGGATCTCTTCTAAGGGTTTGCAGGTTGCTCCTCAAGAGACTGAAGTAGAATCTTATGTTGTAAGTGGAATTAAGCAAGATGTCAAAAAAGATACATTCTCAGGATTCCAACTCTAATTGGAGAGAGGAGTATAAGAATACTCACCGTGTCACTAAGAGGCAGTTAGAACTACTGGAGAATGGTCCAGATAGTCTATCTGCTTCTTGGTCTTTGAATGCTATGTATCAGCAGTGGAGACAGGAAAATAATAAATAATACTATCAAAGTAAGTATTTTTCCGTCATGGATTTTAGAACAATTAAAGAGGAATATAACAGCATTTATAAGTCTGCCCCTCAGAACCTGTCTGAAGAGACTGAGGAACTTGATCTGATTGATGAAGAGTATGAAGCAGAACTTGATGCTCTGGTTGATGAAGATCTTTTAGAAGAAGTTGTTCTTGAACTCCTTGACGAAGGTCTGACTGAGGATCAAATTGTTGAAGCATACGAAGAGTTGATTGAGGCGAGAGTCACTTCTGATGCTGATCGTAGTGGTGGTGGTTCTAAGGTAACCTCTGGATCTGGTTCTAAAATGGCGGCAGCATCTAGACTTGCTCGCATGAAGAGTGCTAAGAAGATTGCTAACGCAAAAGCGAGAAAGGAAAAGGTAAAGGGTGCTATTGATACTGTAAAGACTACTGCATCTAATAAAGTTACCAAGGCAAAGTCTAAGATTGCCATGGGTGCTCTGAAGGCAACTGGAACTAAACTGAAGGGTAAGAAGGGACAAGACCTGTCTTACAATCAGACCATGACTGGTTATAAGTCTGTAAGAGACAAGGCGAAGTCAGCGATTAAAGCAAAAGCAAAAGCAAAAGCAGCGGAAGCAGGTAACAAGGCAAAGTCTGCTGCTAAGGCAGCAGGAAGCGCAGCGAAGACTGGTGCAGCAACTGCTGTAGGTGCTGGTGTAATGGCAGGTAAGGCAGCGAAGGACGCTGCAAGTTCTGCTAAGAAGGCAGTCAAGCAAAAGGCAGCATCTGCTGCAGTCTCTGGATATGCTGCTGCAATGTCTGCTAAGGATAAGGTATCTAACGTTAAGAACAAAGCAAAGCAATCTATCAAAAATAGAATTGCTCAGGCGAAGCGTAACGTTAAGGGTGCAGTTGGTAAAGCAGCACGTAAGGTTGCTGACAAAGCAGGTGGCGTTGCTACTAAAATGGGTGAAGAGACCAACTATGATTTAATTCTTAAGTATCTCTACCTTGAGTGTCATGCTGAGACTTTGGAAGAGGCGGAGAAGGTAATGGTTGACCTCACTCCAGAAGATATCCAAGTGATTCTAGAGAACTGCTAAACTAAATACTTTATTAAGAGACCTCCGAAAGGGGGTCTTTTTTTATCTAAATATGCTAAAGTGGATGATATAAATGGTAGATTATGAAAATCCTTGGATCTACATGGAACGAGCTTTTGATAGTGATGATGTTGGGGACTACTTTGGCTTTGTTTATAACATTACCAATCTCACAAACCAACGACAGTACATTGGGAGAAAGTATTTTTGGTCCTTCAGAACACCAAAGGGAAAAAAGCGCAAAGTAAAACAAGTATCGGATTGGAAAAAGTATTATGGGTCTTGTCCAGAACTTAAGGAAGACGTTATCAAATTCGGTAAGCAGAATTTTAGCAGAACTATTATCAGCCTTCATAAGACGAAGGGCAAAACTAATTTTGAGGAAACCCGACAGTTATTCGGAAACAATGTCCTCACCGAGTCGCTTGACGACGGGACTCCACTCTTCTACAATAGCAATATTCTCAGCAGGTACTACCGAAAAGATTATTATGGGAGAACCGACGACTGAAGATCTGGTCAAACAAGTTCACTCGTGGGCAATTGACAGAATCTCTGATTTGACTGAAGGTGGTGCAAGTTCTACTCGTAAAGTTTATGATGCTCTTGCTATTTGTGACGAATTCAAGGAATGGTTTGAGGATGATGACGATGGAGAAGACATCGAAGTCATGTGCATTGAGGAGTATTGACACATAAATAATTAAATCCCAACAAGATTGGGACCACCCAAGAGCAACACCTTGACAGATACCAAATCTGATATTATCATTCTGGTTTGCTTGTTGGATACCTAGCATTTTCAATGTCTAACTTAACTAGGGATGTATTAATTAAAGCCGTTGTTGCGAACGAAATGAAATCATGCGACGGTTCTGATTACACAGAACAACTTAAGACCAAGTACCATTACTGGGAACATGCCTCAAGTCAGGATCTCTGTATTAAGTTCAATCAACTAAATAACACGCATCTAACTGTTGATGCACTAAAACCATAAATAATGAAGCCTTAGCTTCTTATTCATGCCAGAAGAAATCAAGAAAGATGATCCCAAGAAGAAAAGTATTCTTGGAAAGATGAAGGAGGCAGCAAGTGACAAGGAAGAGCAGCTTGATATTTTGTCTACTTTTGTTAGGCTCGGCATCCTTATTTGGTCTGGGGGAATACTTACGCTGGCATACATTCAGTTACCACCCGTACTCGGTATTCCAGAGCAAAAACTAGATCCAACTTTTATAGCCAGTGTCTTCACGGGGGTTTTAGCTACTTTTGGTGTCCAGGCAGCAAAGAAAGGTGGTGATGGTGGTGCCAAAGGAAATGTTGGTATCAGTAAAGCAGATATGGAAAGATTGATTGCTGCTGCAGCACAAACTGCACCTGCACAAACTATTCGTATTGAACAGGCACCAATTCAGTTCACCACAAAGGATGGTGAACCACCTGTATCTTCTGCTATTGACAAACCAAAACAACCTTGATACACTTTGATGAACAACTTGAGACCTGTTATGACCGCTGCAACATTAGTGGGTGCTATCAGTGTTAGTGCTATTGCTACTTACACTGCGTTGACCCCTCTGGCAACAGCACCCCCTGCAGTTGAAATACCTGTTGTAGAACTTGCTTCTTGGAAGTGTCCTGATTGTACACCTGAGGAACAGTATGTCCTTGAGCAACTTCAGGTGCATACTAGAATCAAAGATAAGAATGCCCTTGCTACAATCATGGGTAACATCAAGCAGGAGAGTAAGTTCATCCCTAACATCTGTGAGGGTGGTGCTCGTGTCTCCTATGAGAACTGCTTGAGTGGCGGTTATGGTTTGATTCAGTGGACCAGTATTGGTCGCTATGATAACCTCGGTAGATTCTGTAATAAATATGGATGCGACCCCTGTAGTCTGGAAGGTCAAACTCGATGGATGATTAACGAACCTATCTTCCAACGCTATCTTCCTGAATTTGAGGGTAGTGGACTATCAGTCCATCAATACATGGTGCCTGCCTATTACTGGTTAGGATGGGGCATCAAGGGCAACAGGGAATTGTATGCCCATGACTATACAAAAAAATTCATTCTGTCATGATTAAAAACTATGTCTAAAGTTCCTGTCGATCAACTAAATGACTGGGGTCACAATGACCTAGATGGTTTTGCCAATTATATTGGCACCCCAATTCAGCATGTACAACAAATTTCCACAAAAAATCAAAAAACAATTAGTAAGGCAAATGGTACTGAGGAGGTTGACGAAGAAGAATTGAACTGATATAATCAACCTATGACTCAGTAGCTCAGCTGGATAGAGCAACTGCCTTCTAAGCAGTCGGTCGTAGGTTCGAGTCCTACCTGAGTCGTTTTAACATGTATCCCTTACCAGATTTAGAGTATATTTATCATACAATTATGGGAAGATTTTTTACAAAAGAAGAAATCAATCCATCTCTTAACCTATTGGCAAACAATTACGAAGCAGTTCGTGATGAGTTTCGATCAGTAAAACATCAATTGGTCTATACTAATTGGAGTGGTAATAATGGATATACTTCTATAGATAAAAATCCTTATGCTGGATGGAAAGTTGCTGCTCTCTTTGGACAGTATCATCCTTCTATGGATCTAGCTCATCTTGAAGAAGTATATGATCAAGCAGTATATGTAAATCCTGAGTATGATATTATCTACACTCAGAATGCTGTTCGTATGCCAACTCTTTTTAATCTTTGCTTAGAAGCAGGGATACGTCAAAGATGTGGTATTAGTGTTCTTGATCCTGGAGTAGTTATTGATTGGCATACTGATCCAGATCCAGAGTACGATGAAGAGACTATCATTAGAGGTCTTTGGGGTATTGATGTTAACCCACAAGAACAAGAAGTATGTCAACTTTATTTGAACACTAAATCTGATGGAATTATAAATGAGAACTTTTCTCACAATAGATTCCATTTCTTTTGGGGAAGAACCCCTCATCATGTATTCAGTAACCTATCTACTCCTAGATATTGTTTATGCTTTGATAATCTTGTAGATAGACAAGGATTGCTCTAAATAATAATACTTTAGGTGAGGGTGATGAATCCAGTAATTTTAATCGGTTGCTTCACACCACTGGCGCTTATTTTTATAGTAATGAAACTTGCTGTGTGGGTATCTGCAGTTAACACAGAAAACTCTTATGTCGGAAAAGAACCTCTACGAAAACGAGGACCCTTTGTGGCAGATGCATATGCGGACGTTGATGAGAAGGAAGAGGAATATGGAGATCGCACAGACTATCGATGAAGCGATTAACGAATATTATTCGCTTCATAATCTACCCGTCCCCGATTGGAAACAAAAAAAAGACCCAGACTGGTGGGTCGAGTACCTTGAAGATCTAGGTATTGACAGAGATAATCCCTAGTGATATAATATGAGACGTAATGTCAATCCTCTATAGCTCAGTTGGTAGAGCGCGGAACTGTTAATTCTGTTGTCCCTGGTTCGAGTCCAGGTGGAGGAGTTTGCTCGAATAGCTCAGCGGTAGAGCACCTCCTTTACACGGAGATTGTCGGGGGTTCGATCCCCTCTTCGAGCATTCTAAGTTAAAGTGCCATGATAGTAAGATGTAAAGAATGTAACACTGAATTGTGTTCACATGTAGTAAAAACTGTGTGTTGTGGGTGCCCCAACATGACTACTCTTCGTGGGGATGTTATCTCTGCAAATGACTTGAATAAAGTAGTCATTATACAAAATATTAAAAATACTAAAAAACCAGATCTACCTGAAGTAGATAGATCCTGGCAAGAAAATCGTAGTAAAAGAAAGATTCGTAAATTAGATTTTGATGTTAGATAGGATGCATGTCTAAGTCATCTCCGATGACAGCGTATTGCATACCATCTTCTTTTACTTCTCCAAACTTAAAAACTTTTTTGGAGAGAACGCTTCTTTGGAATGTTCCTTCCTTCTCAGATTCTTCGGTGAATCCCATATCAAATTTTATTCCAAGAGGATGAGACACGATGATATCTCCTGGTTGACCTGTAATACCATCTAACCATTCTCCTTTTAGAATTAGTTTTCTAAATTTTTTGAATGAAGATACTACAATACGACCTCTCTCAGTTGCAGTAAATTCTGTAGGGTCAGTAATATATTCTGCTTCCCATCCCATTTCACCAAGTCGTCCTGGTTTGTCAAATTGA